CGTCCATGCGCAGGATCGCGTCGACCAAGTGCTCGACGTAGTACGTCCCGCGCTGCGCCGGCACGATCAGCTTCCGGCAAAGCTCCTGCTCGATCCGCACCAGCCACGGGCGCAACGTGTCCGTGAGAAACTCGATCTGCGACGACTCCAAGTTCCCGCCAGGCCGCTCCCCCACCTTGTGCTTCAGCTTGTGCGGCGGCAGGTTGAGCCATCGCGCGATCTCTACGACCTGAAATTCCCGCGTCTGCAGGAACTGCGCATCATCGGGAGGGATGCTCAGGATCTTCGCCGTCATGCCCTCTTCGAGGACCGCCGTCCCGTGCGCGCGATCCGGCCCGCCTCCCTGCGCCCTGTCCCAACCCTCACGAAGTCTGGCAGCCGTCGTGGGCGTCAGCGTCTTCGGGTGCTCGAGCACGACGCCCGGCTTCGCCATGTTCCCGAACAGGGCGCCGCCGAAGCGCTCAGCGGCCACCCCGAGCCCGATGGACTGCCGCGCCATCGACACCACGGAGTAGCCCTTCAGCCCGTCGAACCCCATCCCCGGAATGTGCAGGATGTCCTCGGCCTGAATGGGCCTGTCCCTCCCGCTGTACTTGTAGACCACGCGACCGTTGACGACGGCCGGGCTGATCTTGTCCGGCGTCACCGGCCAGAGCGCGATCGGACGAAGGGCCTTGTCGAACTCGATCTCGGCATAGGCGTTGCCCCACGTCAGCATGTGCGCGCCCATCGTCTGCCAGAAGACGAAGTCCGTCATCGCCGGGTTCGGCTGATCGAGGATGCGCGCCAGCGGCGTCCCCTCCACCCGCTCACGGGCCCCGCTCTTCTTCCGCTCGTAGGGGATGCGCGGCAGCGCCGCGACCTGGCCGGAGATGATATCCACCCCGTTGTAATAGGCCGAGAAGTTGAGGGCCGTCGCCTCCGTGACCGCGACCCCCGCCGCGATCGGAGCATTGAGCATGAGCTGCGGGAAGTCCGCGAGCGTGATGGTCCGCTCTTGCACAGGCTCCCGCCGGCGCCAGGAATAGTCCGCGTCGAGGCCGAGCGAGAGCATCCCTATCCCCCCTGCACGGCAAGCACGTCAGCCGCCTGCGGCGTCACAATCCGCTCCGTCTTCTTCTCACGCTGCGGCCATTCCGCCGGGTCGTCGTGCGTGTAGCCCTTCAGCTTCCAGTGCCTGAGCCCTGGAATGTGCGCGACCCAGATGGGCACCCCGAGCACCTTCGCCCGGCAACAGAACGCGATGTCCTCTCCCAGCACGAGGTCGTAACCCTCGCGGTCGGGATCCGGCACCGACATCCGCGTGAACCAGCACGGTCCGAACTTCTCCGCCATCTCCACGAAGACGTCCCTGCGGATCAGCGTGCAGGCCGTCGCGATGGCGTCCACCCGCAGCGGCTGAGTGCCGGGAAGCCTGGTCACAACGTGCATTCGCCCGGGCACGTCCCCGAAGAAATAGCCGCACGTCTCGAACGTCTCACCGATAGGCACTGACGCCGCCAGCACCTTGAACCCGTGCTCCTCTGCGAGCGCCAGCATTCGCTCTAGGATCTCGGGCTTGAACTCGATGTCCGTGTCAATCTGCAGGAGCCACTTCACATCCGGCGGGGCCTTCATCAGCGCATCCGCGAGCCGGTTCCGGTTGTCGTCCACGTACAGGCCGGGCTCCCCGACGATCCCAGCGAGCTGTGGCCGATCCTTCATCCCGTCGTATCGCAGGAGCCGCCGCACGGACGCAGAGAAGCACGCCAGCTCGCTGCTGCCAACGGGATAGCCGAGAAGCACCTGGCCGAACTGCGGCTCGCTCTCGTTGCGCCGCGCCTCACGCCCCATCAGTGCCTCACCGGGATGTAAGAGAGATACGCATGTCCAGGAAATGACTCCGGCGGGATGTTCGCCCAGGCCCAGCGTCCGCCAGGAAACCCCCACCACGGATGTTCCGTGATGGTGTAGATGAGCACGGCCGAGAGGCGGGCACGGGGCCGAACGATCACAGCACCACCATGTCGCGCGTGGAATAGATCGACACGTCATCGCCCAGGCTCACGATGGCCCGCGCCAGGGCCGTGATCGTCGCCACCGGGCCGTCGATCTTCTCCGCCGACCGTTTCTTGTCCGGCTTCATGTTCCCAGCCGCGTCCTGCTCCAGCGCTAGGTTCGACGCCATCCACCGCATCACCGGGTTCCCCCCGTGCCGGATCTTCTTCGACGCGACGAGCTTCAGCAGCTCCTTCGTCGGCGTGCTCATGGACGCAAACCCCTGCCCGACTCCGATGACGCGGTCCTCGCCCAGCTTCTCCACGAGATGCGTGGTCAACTGCGAGATGCCCCAGCGGTCGAAGGCCACCTCGCGCACCGCGAACTTCTCCGCATCCTTCAGCACCTGCGCCTCGATGAAGTCGTAGTCGGTCACGTTCCCGGGCGTCAGCAGGATGAACCCCTCGTCCGCCCACTGCCTCAGCTTCAGCCGGTACTCTTCCGCGTGAAGGCGGCACGCCGCGTCGAGGCTTTCCGCCGGCATCCAGAAGCGCGTGACGAGGTCGTACACCCCGTCACCGTCCGGCCCGAAAAGCAGCGCCTCCGCGGACAGGTCCGACGTGCTGCCCGCGTCCAGGCCCACCATGCAGGACACCCCGCGTAGCGCGTCCTCGTCGACGGCACCCCCGCAGGCGTCCCAGAGCTCCATGTCGATCGCGCGCTCGCTCTGCTCCGTCCATTCGCAGAAGTTGAGCCGCCGCACGATGTTCTGCTTCGACGGCATCCCCGCCGCCTCCGCCACCTGCTCTTCGAGATAGCGCCGCGGCAGGATCGTCCCCAGGCCCGGGTTCGCCTTCAGCCACACCTTCTGGTCGCGGTAGTCGTCCCCAGCATCCAGGGCGCACACATAGGCGAACCATGCGTCGTTCTCCACCGTCCCCTCGAGCACCCGCACGCTGTACTCGTGGTGGGCCCAACAAACGCTGGTCCTGTCAAACCCGCTGTTCGTGATCTCGAAGATCAGTGCATTCCGCCGCGCCTTCGTGCCCGCCCGGATCTTGTCGACCACCATCGCGGTCGGGTGCTCGTGCAGCTCGTCGATGAGCCCGACGTGCACGCGCTTCCCGTCCAGCCCTCGATGCTCCGAAGACACCGGCCGGAAGACGGAGTGCGTCGACAACACGGACAGGCTCCCCACCTGCACGTCGACGAGTGCCGCGAGCTCGGGCGCCGACTCGACCATCCGCTGCGCGTCCTTCCATACGATGCGCGCCTGGTCCTGCGTCGTCGCCGCCGAGTACACCTCCGCCGCCGGCTCCCCGTCCGCCACCATGCCGTAGATCCCGATGGCCGCGGCGAGCGGCGACTTCCCGTTGCCCTTCCCGATCTCGTTGTACGCGGTGCGGAACCGGCGGAAACCCTCCGGCCCGTACCACCCGAAGAGCGACCCCACGATGAACTTCTGGAACGGCTGCAGAACGAACTCCCGCCCATCCTCCAGCGGCAGCATCGTCTCGATGAACTCGATCGCGCGCAGGGCCTTGTCGAGGTCCCACACGAGCCCCGTCTTTTTGCGCGCCTTCAGGTCCTTCAGGTGCCGCTTGCCGGCCAGGCGCACGTAGGGGCCCGCGACGATATTCCCCGTCGCCACGGCGCGCGCGTACTTCTCGACCGGGTCAGCCCTTCGCGCCACTCGTGAACCTTTCGAGCTTGCTCTCCGGCTTCGGCTTCTCCACCTTCACCCGGGCCCGATCCGCCGGCGTCATGCCAAAGCGCGCCCAGAGCATCCGCAGCTCCTTCGACAGATCGATGATCGAAGACGTGCCGAGGATGGCGCCCGCCTGATTCCCAGGATCCGAAGACGCCAGCACCACGGCACGCAGCCGCAGGTTGAGCACGCACATCATCGCCAACGCCTCATCATCGATCTCCGTGAGTAGGCCGAGCCGCGTCAACCGGGTGGCGTTCCGGTGCCACTCCACCAGCAGCACGGGGTCGGCCTTCACGTAGTCCGGCGGCTGAGCACCTGCGGGCGGCGTAGGCTCGCCCACAGGCAGCGGCCGGCGGCCAGGATTGCCCTGCAGGATCTTGAGCGCGGTCGGTTTCGGTGGCGGGCCGGGCACTTATCCCTTCCAACCTGCGCCAGATTCCATCCTGCGCCTGCGCGGGCGCGAGTTAGGGACCGGTCCTGCGGTTTGACGCGACCCGTATACCCGGTTGCGGGCATTCTTCCTTGCGTTGCACTGTGCGTGTGCACGCTGAAGGTTGTGTCGCTCGTTGGTCCCACCATTGGCGAGGGGGGTGACGTGGTCCACGGTATCGTTGTCCTGCCCTGCCCTACCACACAGGGCGCAGGTGTCCTCCTCACGCAGTACGATGGCCCTGTTGCGCATGTAGGTGGCGTCATACCCCCGGGCCTGCCTGCTCGGTACTGCGTGCGTCCAGGGGCGGCGTAGGTGGGTAGGACAGGGCTGTACGTGAGGACAGGAGGGGCGGGGGCACGCACGGCGAGCAGCGCGGGGCATCACTTCACCATGCGCCCGATGCGTGACGTCCGCAATCGTAGCGCTCTGGCCCTGTGCGCTTCTTCCAATCCTCGATGGACATCAGCTCCATGTTGGACGGTACGTCGCACCCACCACACCGGAGAGGCACGATGTGATTGACCGCCATTCCTTTGGGCACCTTGCCGTCCTTGTGTCCCGTCATGCGAAGGAACAGGGTCCGCCGGCTGATGCTGCGGACGAGCTGGCCCCTACTGTCCCGTACCCTGCAGGTGAGGTCGGGTGTCTGTAGGGTGAGCACCCCCGCCAGCAGGAGGATGATCACCGCCAACCCTGACGCAGCCCGGCATAGTGGACCATGCCGTAGACGAAGGCGAGGACGGACACGAACAGGAACAACTTGGATTTGATCCTCACAACGCCCTCAGATCGTCGGCCAGCGCTTGGAGCGTGAGCCCCTGCGGGCTGCGGTTGTCGTCGCCCACGTAGTCTTCCTCGAGCACCCCCCAGCCCTCGTCACAGTACCTGTCCACCCATGCCCACGTCGCCTTTTGCAGCCGTCCCCACGTCACGAAGGTCAGGCCCTTGGGGTCGTAGTCGATCGCGTACATCGCATGACCGCCCCACGAGCCGACCGCGAACTCCGGCCCGTCACCCACGTCCCAGACGCCTTGACTCTGAGCCGCCGCTGGCAGGTTCGCGCCCACGTACAGCCCGCCGAAAAGGGTGTGCGCCGTTCTCGCCTGGGCATGATCGAGCAGGTTGACGTGGACGTAGCCGAAGATGGTGTTGCCTCCGATGCCGACCTTCCGCGCCATCTTCAGGACGTCGAGCATGGCCGCGCCATCGTCCACGCCGTCGTCCACGAGGTCGTAGGCGGCAAGGATCTCCTCATCGGTGGGACGTCTCGGCTTTCCTCCGTACAC